GACGCTTCTTCTCACTTATGAGAACTCGATTCGAACAATACCCAACAACGACACAGACGCATGGTCCATATTCGATAACCGCTTATGGTTTACCGAAATGGACCAAAACCAGCGGTCCCACTAACGTGGGATCTGCTGTTTCGAAGACTATGAAATATGGATATTCAGAAATTACTGATGATCCAAGTCCTCGGCGAAATGTTAAGTTCGTTGAACATCGAAAGAGGGAATATTCTCTCCTGGATGTGAGTAACTATGATGAGAGCACGGCTACCAATCGTTATATTACGACTGGTTCGGGCTGTCACTGGTACTCGTGGGGATATTATGGAGTTTTAGACTTCAATAATATCAGCATAAGCTATCCACAAACTGTTGCCCAGCTTGCTCTACAAGCTCGTGACGGCTTCTTCAATAATAACGATGTAGATAATCTACTCAATATTGTTGAAGCGGACCAGTTCACGAACTCTATTAAGTCGTTAAACGACTTAGTAGGTAGAATCAAGTCAGGTGCAGTGTCATCCCAAGCAGTGCAAGGGATTAGACGTAGGAAGAAAGGGCTTAAGTCTCTCGACTTGAGCAATTTGTTCCTAATGTGGTCGTTCGGTTTCGCTCCCCTTATCAGCGATATGAGGAAAATGGCAAGATCTGTAGCATCCTTAAAGGCTGCTATGAATCGAGCCGTCCTAAACGCAGGTAAGCCACGAACTGTTGTGGCATCGGCTACTGGCACTATTACAGTGTCATCAACCGCATCGGGATTTAGCGCTACCAATCCCTCAACCCCTAACTCGACGTGGTGGCACCCAACGGTTTTTCCCGTTGTGTATCCAACTCGCAGAGTAGGCGTTAGGGGTAAGAATACGATTAAGTATAATTCAGCTTCTTTTCAGAAGTTGGACTATCTCTTGACTCGTTTCTTGTCTGCTGGCCCCGCTTCACTCCTATGGGAACGGATTCCGTTCTCATTCGTAGTGGATTGGTTTGCCAACATGTCCGGGATCATCAATGGCTTGGACAATGCCCTTACGGGTAATTCTAAGCAAATCACTGATTCATGGACATCTGAGAAATACGACATCTACGTTAATTCTGTTAAACACAGAACTTCCGCGTGGGTATCCTCAGAGGATGGTAAAGCTACTGTTCAAAATAGGTTAAGTTATTATCGCCGGGAACCCTATACTCACAGTCAAATGATTGCGAGTAGTGGGAGGTTTGGAAAGAAGCAGTTCGCACTTAGTGCGGCACTGCTCCACCAATTGGTGGCGAACCTTAAAAGGTAGATAGATCCTTTTATCAAAATCTATCAAAACAACATAACTAATGCTATGAATGCTAACCTCACGATCGACACATTGTCGTTCAACCAAGTGTACTCAGACAAGTCTGAGTCGCTTCGTCGCGAAGTTTCTCGGGGAGTAAATCTCCCTACGGAACTCCGCATCTCGCACCAAGAATATACGGATTCTAAGACGAAAGTCAAAGGAACCCGTCATCTCGTGCGTTTTGATCGGTATGTGTCGTTCTCTTCGGGCGTAATTGCCCCCGTGAGTGCCTATGCCGTGGTTGCGGTCCCTGGTGATACTGGCGTTGCCAGTGCTGACGTCCTTGCGGTCGTTCAGCATCTGAATAACGTCCTGTTCGCCTCGACCCAGACCGCTGGCCTGGATCTGAAAGACGAAGTTTTCGTCAATCAGGAACAGTAACCAGTAATATAAGTAACAACAACGGTGCGATATCACCTAAAACATATATATATATGAAAAAGTTGACTAAAGCGCAGTTGCGTCTGATTGACACACATATCGATAGCAATATCGATAAGTGTCTAATATGCCGCACATATGGAGTCAAGAGGAGATCTTTTGTTCTCTTCTTTATCGATAGTGATGCATGTGTGAACCATTGGGAAATCCTCCTTCACAGGAAGACTACTCGTGGTCCATTCAGTGTTACTATTATTAAGGTCTCAAACTACGACCTACAAACCGCTCTGACTAAGGAGTTAAATCTCCGAGTCAAGTGTGAGTAGGGCGCAACAATGAACCATGGCATTATGAATACTCATAGCAACCAAATTGAATGGTTTAGATGCCTGCTAGTAGACATATCGCTGAGTGAGAAGTGTCCATTGGACGCTCCTAGTAACTTGGCATATGAATGGCTCGTCATAGACGCGCCATTACTAGAGAAGCAGGTCTTATCATATATCGAGGGGTCCCGGGCAGAAAACCCGGACTTCCCTGAGTGGTTAAAACCTCTCTGGGATATCTTCGTGCTATATAAGCGCGGAGAGACTCTAAGATCGATAAGGCAACTGCTTCTGTTCTGCTATAAAACCGAACATGAACCAACTACACAACAACTGCAAGAGGCCCAAAAGGCCTTTGAAGAGGTTGATCGGACGGTTGGGGTGTGGAATCATAGCTTCAGTAGCTATGTCCTCCCTTCCCACACGTTTCGTGAAGCCCGCCGCTACGTTAGCTCGATTATTTATCGGGCTAATTGGCAGGAAATAGAACCGTCACATGGCCCTGGTGGTATTTATCCCACTAGGAATCCGAGTGATAAGTCTAAATTCTGCACCATATACACAAAGATTCAGCAGTATTACCCAGCCGATCAGTACTACTGTGGTCTCCCATCATTTTGGGATGATCACTTCGTACATGAAAGAACGGGGCAACTGTCTGAGTCCGAGTGTATAACCGCTAAACTTGTTGCTGTTCCTAAGGACTCGCGGGGGCCACGCTTAATCTGCGTGCACCCCGCTGAGGCCATATGGATACAACAAGGTCAGCGTCAGGTCCTTGAACGATGCATTACCACTTCTTATCTCACCAGAGGTAAGATTAATTTCACGGATCAAACCGTGAATGGTAAGCTAGCTCTTGAATCCTCCAAGTCCGGGTACATGTGTACTTTGGACCTAAAGGAAGCTAGTGATCGCATTGGTACCAATCTCGTGCGTTATCTCTTCGGAGATTACGTATACGATCTGATATCATGTGCTCGTGCATCGTCCATAAGACTTCTGGACGGTCGGGTGATAGAATTGAACAAATGGGCTCCTATGGGGAATGCTTTATGCTTCCCCGTTCAGAGCTTAGTGTTCTATTCGTTGGTTCGTGCTGGCATACGATGCCGTTACGGGGTAACCTGTGATGACATCTATGTCTTTGGAGACGATATCTTGTTTCCGGCATGTTATTACGAAGGTGCAATCGGTGCGCTAGTTAGTGCTGGGTTAGTACCCAACATTAACAAAACGTTCCGAAAGGGACTCTTCCGAGAGTCCTGTGGCGTCGATGCCTATAATGGCATAGATGTTACGCCGCTTCGTATCCGGAAGTGGGATGTCTCCTCCGTCTCAAGTGCAATATCCCTCTGCGAGGTGGCCTCACGGCTACGACGCAAAGGTTTTGAGCACTGTTCCGCATCAATATACAAGACAGTCCGTAAACGGTGGGGAAAGTTACCATATAGTAACAATCCTGACTGTCAAGGTCTGTTCGAGTATGTTGATCGCGATTTCGCATGGCTCCTCCTTAATGAACCCAACTGTCGTTTTAGACAGAGGTTTCATAAGTGGGCTGTGCGAGGTCGTATGCTAAAGAGCAGATGTATATCTGTTCCTAACGGTGATTGGTATCACCTGCAAGATTCACTTCTGCGTATCGCCCGTATGGGCGATAAACAGAGTGATCGCGGAACCGAGTACCCTGATCCATATCAGGTACGGTTGACATATGGATGGTCTGACTGTCTATTGACAGCTAGATAATAACACAAGTGTGTTAACTGAGAGAAGC